CTCTTCTGTTCATCTGTTACATCATGACCGGAGAGTTTGACCAGTGCGAGTATCATCTCTTCAATCAAGTGACCATAAAGAAACTTGATTAAAGTGTGGGCTCTTAACCTCTCACCTTTGTACTTATCTTTCCTGTGTTTGTACCACAGCTTTCTATCAGGGTGTCCAATGTTAGACATCCTTAATGTGCCACCGCTATAGTCCTTAGGGTATAGCCAATCTCTAAGTATAGATTCCATGTTGGAACCGAAGTCTTTAAAAATTTGTTCGGCAGGTACCCTAGCAGGGTGACTCTTTGTTTCAGCTAAGTCGTATATATCTTGAACTAAGTCATCTATATTACTCATCTTTTGCTCCCAGTTTTTGCTCGATTAGTTTCTCAATGAACCATCTTGCTTTTCTTAGGTCATCTATCTGACCATCTCCATCCTCACCATGTTTGTGATTATGTCTACAGATATACTTCATAGCTGACGCAGTTAGGTAGTCCATCTTTTGGTCTAGTATGAAGTCTATTACTTCTATCTTGCCTTGCCTGTAATGGCTAGGGTTTACGTTGTCACATGTAAAGTTAGTGCGTTTCATATTCAATTAACTCCTCTATAGGTATGACATATAAATCAGGACTTGAACCATATTTTTTTACAGGATATTGTGATGCAAACTCCTCTGTTATTTTGTAAGTGTTAGGGTATATCCTTGTTCCTGTGTTATCTTTATATGTTATATCTACTAAACAAGGTACTCTAAAAGTAGCTACTCCTATAGACCTACGACCATCTCCTCCATCCCATATGGGCGTTCTTATTTCATATTTAGTGCGTTTCATTCCACGTTTCTCCTATCTTGTATTCACCATCCAGTGGACAGTTAAGGTTAAAGGCTTTACCTGCTTCTTCTATTGCAAGAACAGCGAGCTCACCAAAAGCTTTGGAATCCATATCAAGAACTTCTGTCTGTATCTCATCATGTATGTTACCAACAATCTTATAGTTAAGCTCTCGCCATCTAGCGTTCTTATCAAGAAGGACCAAAGCTTTCTTCATGACAATAGCACCTGCACCTTGAAGTAAAGTGTTAAGAGCAGAGTGCTCAGACCTTACTATGATACGCCTACCATCTAAGCCTATGAGGTAGCCACGCTTAGATGCTGTCGCTACACGCTCACGTAAAGACTTGAGAGCAGGTGTGTTATCAAGGAACTTACGCTTGACTTCCTTACCATCAGCAGATGTACCACCTACAATGCTACCAATCTTCTCATCACCTGCACCATATAGGAAAGCATAGATGAAAGTCTTGGCTTGGTCACGAGTAGGTAGACCGGCAGACTTTTGGTTAGCAGTATGAATGTCACCATCTAATACCTCACGAGTATAGGAAGGGTCGTTCATATAGTGGGCGAGCATACGTAACTCAAGACCACTGGCATCCATACCTACTAGGAAGTTACCATGTTCTACGGTCCATAGCTTACGACACTCAGCACCGTAAGGTGAATAGGATGCAGGTACCTGTGCTAGGTTAGGTCTAGCATGTGTCATGCGACCAGTCACAGCACCAATAGGATTGACATAGCCACGTACTCTGCCATCAATCTCGATTGCATCTACCCAACTCTGCACCTGTGCTACACGTTTCTGTAACATAAGGTACTCAGCTATCTGTTTAGCCTGTGGTAAGTCTACCTCATTGAGTACACGCTCGTTAACAATCGTGTTACCTTTCTCTGTAAACTCAGTAGGTTTCCAACCAAAGTGTTGAAGGTACCTAGCTATCTGTTGACGAGAGCCAAGATTAAACTCAGGGTATATATAGTAACCCCACTTACTCCTCACACTTTCATCTGTTGCTTCATAATGTGCACCCTTGTCTAGCTGTGCTTGTGCACGCTTGGATGTACTACCGTCCTTGTTGTACCACTTGTCACCGGGATGCTGTAAGTCTATCCACACAGGTAGTGGCTTGAATGTATTACGCACATCAACCTCTACATTATGTAGCTTTTCTCTCAGCTCACCAAGTAATAGGTTAGCTTCACGCTCATTAATAAACCAACCATTCTCTATCTGCTTGGTTATGATACGAGCCACATCATGCTCAAGCTTGATGCTCTCATCTCTGAAACCTGACAGTTCCTTGGTCAATGTTTCGTATACCTTCTCAGTTAACTCAACATCACGCTTACAATACTCAACCATATCCCAAGAGAACTCACCCCATTCAGAGTGGTCGCCCTTGCTAAAGCCAAGCCTGTTACCCCATGACTCTAGTGAATGACCTGCTTCCCTGTTAGGGTTGGCAAGTCTTGACATGACTAGCGTGTCTTGAATAGCTTCTTGCCATCTGAATCCCGTAATCTTTTCCAAGACGGGTAAATCATATCCAATAATATTATGCCCACAAATGTGAGTAATACTATTATCACGTACCCAATCAGGAAAGCTAAAAATATCTTCGCCAATAAAGACATTAACAGTTCCATACTCTACCTCCTTAGCAACTATACACCATATAGTGTCAGGTCTAAGACCGTTCGCTTCTATGTCTAGTATAATTTGTTTCATTAAAATTCTCCAACTGAATCTGTTTCCTTCATTCTACCAGTTTCTTTGTCGTAGTGTAGAGAACATGCAGGACCAGTGAGTCCACTGAATCTATTCTTTAAGACTCTAAGTATCGTAGTGTTACGAACCACAGGGTCATCAGCTTGTTGGTTTCTTTCTAAGCCAATCACCATGTCGGATAGCTGTGCAATACTAGCTGAACCACGAAGCTCTGATAGACTTATCTGTCCACCTTCTTCATGACCCTTACCCATTGGTCTACGCAAGTGAGAAACAAGGAACAAGCCTATGCCTGTTTCCTGTACGAGCTGTCGTAGCTTAGTCATGATACTATCAATAGCTTTACGCTCATCCATAACCTCTTGGTCACTGACTACGATAGACAGGTGGTCCAGTACAATCCACTTACAGTCCAAACCTTTGGCTAGGTATCGTACCTTAGAGAGTAAGTTATCCTCACTGGTACTACCGAAGTGGTCATACATAAACACACGACCTTTGCCCATGGTCTTATCCCAGTAACCTTTAAGCTCACTGTCATCTATGTCTTGCATGTTGAGGTGCAATGGTTTGTTAGCTTCGATGGACATAACACCTAGCGTAGTATTCTTTACGCTCTCTTCCAAAGCTAAGATACCTATGTTCTCATCAGTTGCGTTGAGCAAGTAATGTTCTAGCTCTCTGACCATTTGAGATTTACCCATGCCTGAGCCACTTGTAATAGTTACAAGCTCACCCTTACGGAAACCATAGGTCAAATCATTGACGCCAACCCAAGGATAAGGAACGGACTCGACACGTATCTCCTCTGTCAGTATGTTCCATGTGTCCTCACTAGCTACAATACCATCCGGTCTGTAAGGCTTGGCATCCCACCATGCCCTAGTGAAGTCAGCTATCTTACCTTGCACTAGCATTTCGTTTGCATCCTTGAGAGGTAGGTTACACACCTTAACTTTGTTAGGTGAGAACAAATCTACCACGCTCTTGGTTGCATCCTTGCCTGCCTTGTCTGTGTCAAAGCACAAGACTACCCAGTCGAATGACTCTAGGTACTCAAGGCTACGCTTGATATCATTCTTCGCACCTTTAGAGCCAGTGCGTAGACTGACTGATGCGTACTTGTTACCGAACATTTGGTGAACACTCATTGCATCAAGCTCGCCCTCGCAGACTGTGATGTACTTACCACCACCCTTGAATATGTTCTCTCCAAACAGTCCTACTTCCTTACTGTTACCATCATATAGAAAGTCTTTGGTATCAACAGTGCGTATCTTGTTACCTAGATGCTCACCGTTGTCAGCATCATGGTATGGATAGCAATGCTTCTTGATTAAACCATCCTCGCCATACTGTAAGGTAACGCCATACTTCTTTACGACATCTGCATTGATACCTCTGTCTACAATGGCACCACTGTTACCTGTAAATAATTGCATACTCTTATCCTCTATAATTGGTTCAGCTTTACTCTGACCGTTAGGTCCTTCCCAATGTCCACAACCAAAACAATATCCTTGACCAGTAGAGTACCTTGCTAGGTTATCTTTACTGCCACACTGTGGACATGGTTCGTGTTGAACAAAGGTGCCTTGTTGCTGTTCCATAATTCATCCCAGTTAAATTAAAAGTGGCTACCCCATTACAGAGTAGCCATTTACATAAGAGTCTTATGTGGTTAGAACTCGTCAACCTCTTTAGCTACAGCATCGAACTCATCAAGGGCGTTGCCACCTCCGGAGTATTCGACCAAGTCAATAACTTGTACTGCTGATAAAGATTTACCTAAGCCAAACTGCTCAGTGGCTTGGTGCTCATAAGTATCATAAGCTACCTTGACCTTGGAACCATTGCCAATCTTAATTGCACTGTCCCAACCATGCTTGTTCTCATCTACTACTGTAGGTGCAGGCATGTGGTTGCCCTTAGCTGTGATAGGCTTACG